CTTACATTTGATACTCCACAAAGCGGAGCTTTAAAAGCTGCTCTAGAAGAGGATTACAAGACCGCCGAGTTTGACGTACAGACTGGTATTGAATTACATAATATAGAGGAGGCCGAGAATGCAGAATGAATTGTATCATCATGGCGTAGAAGGTATGTCATGGGGCAAAAGAAACGGCCCTCCATACCCTCTTAATGCCAGTGGAAAAGCTAAGTTAAGAGCTCAGAAAAAAGCTGCTAAAATTGGTAGTACAGAAGGAACATCTGATTTAAGAGCTCAGAAAAAAGCCGCTAAAGCTGAGAATAAAAAACTTGCTTTAGAAGTTAAAAAATCTCAAGTCTATAAAAACAATAAAATGATGAATCAGATGCGCGCTAAGAAAAGAGTGCACCGTGATACAGCTATCGGCGGTCTTGCTAGTGCAGCAGTTGGATTTGCAGCAGGTGGACCGGTAGGCGCTGCAGCGGGAATTATTGGTGGAGCTTTAGTATCTTCTATTGCATCTTCTACAATTAATAAAGGTAGACAAATTTATGAGAACTCTAAATTTAAGAACATGAAAGTCTCTGAATTAAAAGAGAAGAAAGTTGCTAAGAATGACACCTCAGAATCGGGTTTACTATCTAAAAAAAAAACTAAAGAACAGCCAGTTAAAAGCTATAAAAAATTAGAAGAAACTGAAATAAAAGCTGCTAAAGAAGATGCTATTAGAAAAGGCAATATCAAAGAAGCCTATAAAAATCGTGAGCATTATACAGATGATGAACTTAAGAAAGTAAAGGCCAGATATGAACTCAATATTGACGTAAAAGAAATTCTTGATGCTGATAAACGTCGTGGGGCAGAAAAAGTAGATGCTATAGCTGATCAATTAGAAACTATAAACAAATTAGGAAATGCTGTAGCTGTTGGCGCTGCTAACATCATTAAGATTTACAATGCTGTTGGCCCATTCGTTTCTAAAGCAAATGGAAACAAGAAATTCGAACAGATCCCAACGGATAAATTAGCTCAATATCAAAGCCCAGGCAAAAACAAAAAGAAGAAATAGAGGAGGCCGAGAATGCAGAATGAATTGTATCATCATGGCGTAGAAGGTATGTCATGGGGCAAAAGAAACGGCCCTCCATACCCTCTTAATGCCAGTGGAAAAGCTAAGTTAAGAGCTCAGAAAAAAGCTGCTAAAATTGGTAGTACAGAAGGAATTAGCGAGTTAGCTTTTGCTGGTATAGCATATGGGGGCACATTACTCGTAGGTTTATCACCTGTTTTAATTAGCGCCGGTGCCGCAAAGATTCATGAAATGAAAATCAATGGTAAATTAAATAAAACATTAAAAGAAGTTGCTAAGAATAAAACTGGTGAAATCGATGAAAAAACAGGATTTCATAAGAAAACAAAAGAAATGACTGTTGAAGAAGATGTCAAGGCTGTTAATCCAGGCCATAACAGAGAAATCGCCAAAACTAATAATAACTGTGTAAATTGCTCTATGACTTATGAAATGCGAAGAAGAGGTTTTGATGTAACAGCAGAGCTTGCAGATACTGGAAAGAATGGTAAGAAATATACGTGCGATGCTTTTCCTGGTGCAAAGCCAGTCCCTGTTGATTTTAATGGTGTATATGATAAACCGCCATATACTAAAGATTACCAGCCCCGTTTTAAAGAAGATGATAGAATTAAAATCAAGATGGCGCAGGCTAATACTCTAGCAGTAAAAGGGTTAAACTACGATCACGCGGAAGCAGTTATTAATACACTGAAAACAGATTTTAAAGGAACTAGAGGTTCAATAATGGTACAATGGTCTGCTGGATATGGTGGACATGCCATCTCATATGAAGTTGATAAGAAAGGTAATGTCAGTGTTATAGATTCACAGATTGGTAAAATTACAACTGGGGAAAAGGATGTAACAAGATATTTTGCTAGGACAAGAACAACTGATATTATTAGGTTAGACAATGTTAATTATAAACCTGAGAAAGTTAAAGAGGTAATGAAATAATGGATACCATTATAAAAGCTTTTAAAGCTAAATTTCCAGATAGAACTGTTCAAAAAATATGTGAGTATAAGTCGGGATATCTTATAGGTGCACCTTTAAGCGATGAGGACCCTAATGGAATATTTACATGCAATAAAGATGGTTCTAATATTAGCTATTTCAACCCTAATATAGATCTCGATGGATTCACAAAAGCTATTAGAGATCATGAAGTATATTCTGCAATTTAAGAAATAAAAGAAAGGCCTTTAATATATGGCATTATCTAATACTGCGACTCCACGCTATTATGGAGAGTTTAGGGATGCCGTAATTAGAGGCGAAATCCCAGTCTGTAGAGAAGTATCATTACAGATGAACAGGATTGACGACCTTATCGCCGACCCAAGATACTACTACGATGATGAAGCCGTAGAAGGTTTCATTAAATACTGCGAAAATGAGCTCACCTTAACGGATGGCTCAGATCTTTTACTTCTACCTACTTTTAAAGTTTGGGCAGAGGACATCTTCGGATGGTATTACTTCACAGAACGCAGTGTATACGAGCCTAATAGAAATGGATTAGGCGGACATTATGTTACTAAGCGTATCAAGAAGCGTTTAGTAAACAAGCAATATCTTATAGTAGCCAGAGGTGCTGCTAAGTCTCAATACGAATCTTATGTTCAGTCATATTTCTTGAACATTGATACAGCAACAACACATCAAGTTCATACAGCGCCTACTATGAAGCAGGCAGAGGAAGTATTAGCTCCTATTAGAACTTCTATCATGAAGTCTAGAGGACCTCTATTCAAGTTCCTCACAATGGGATCACTCCAGAACACTACTGGAAACAGAGCAGATAGACAGAAGCTCGTTTCTACAAAGAAAGGTATCGAGAATTTCATTACTGGTTCTCTTATTGAGATCCGTCCAATGACAATCGATAAGCTTCAGGGTCTTAACTCTAAGATCAACACAGTTGACGAGTGGCTTTCAGGTGACATTAGAGAAGATGTTATTGGTACACTTGTACAAGGTGCAGGTAAGAACGATGATTACCTTATCTTAGCAGTTTCATCAGAGGGTACAACAAGAAACGGCCCTGGCGATGACATTAAGATGGAGCTCATGGAGATCCTCGAGGGTAATTACTACAATCCTCATACTTCTATTTGGTGGTATAAGCTAGACGACATCTCTGAAGTTGGCAATCCAGAGATGTGGGAGAAGGCAAATCCTAACATCAGATACCTTGATAAGTATGAAGAGTACCAGCTTGACGTTGACAGAATGGAGGCAGCTCCTTCTACACGCAATGATACCCTTGCAAAGAGATTTGGTATACCTATGGAAGGTTATACCTACTTCTTTACATACGAGGAGACACTTCCACACCGTCACAGAGATTACTGGCAGATGTCATGCGCTTTAGGTCTTGATCTTTCACAAGGTGATGACTTCTGTGCATTCACATTCTTGTTCCCACTTCAAAATGGGAAGTTCGGAATCAAGGTACGTGCTTACATCTCAGAAAGAACAATGATGAAGCTATCTCCATCAAAGAGACAAGAGTACGAGAAGTTCCTTAACGAGGGCTCACTTATGGTTATGCCAGGTACAGTCCTTGATATGGCTGATGTTTATGACGATCTTGATAAGCATATTATTGAGAACGAATACGATATTGAGACAGTTGGATATGATCCATATAACGCTAAGTACTTTATTGAGCGTTGGGAAAGAGAGAATGGTCCATTCGGAATCGAGAAGGTAATCCAGGGTGCTAAGACTGAGTCTGTACCACTTGGAGAGCTTAAGAAACTGGCAGAGGATAGAGCACTTCTATTTGATGAGCAGTTAATGAAATTCTGTATGGGTAACGCTATTACTCTCGAAGATACAAATGGTAACCGTAAGCTTTATAAGCGCCGAGCAGATGAGAAAATCGATGCAGTGGCTAGTACTATGGATGCTTATGTAGCTTATAAGATTAATCAAGAAGCTTTTGATTTAGTAGCTTAAAAGGAAACTAAACCATGAAAATTACTGAACGATTAAACAGAGGTTGGAATGCTTTCATGAATAAAGATCCAACCGCTCCAGTTACATCGACAGGTATATACACTTATTATGGTAGTAATAACCCAGGTACAGTAAGATTTTATCATGGAAATGATCAATCTATTGTAGATGCTTTAATTAATAAAATAGCTAACGATGTTGCTTCAGTAGAAATAGTCCATTGTAAATTAGATGAAACTGAGCGATACGAAGACAAGATTCCAGGTCCTATTCAGGAATGTCTTGAAGTAGAAGCTAATATTGATCAGGCAGCTACGGCATTTAGATTAGATCTAGCAATAAGTATTCTGGAATGGGGAGTGGCAGCTATTGTGCCAATTACAACAGATGATCCTGAAAAGGATGACCCTAATTACTATGCTGGTAGAAAGACAATACCTGTTTCAAACATGCGAGTTGGAAAAGTAGTCCAATGGGCTCCACAGCATGTACAACTTAGTGTCTATAATGAGTTTGATGGTCAAAGACATGACGTATGGTTTGATAAGTCAGCAGTCTGCATCATTCAGAACCCATTTTACGACGTAATGAATAGATCTAATTCGGCGTTAAAGCGTCTTAAGAACAAGCTTAAGCTCTCTGATATTATGGATGAGCAATCAGCTAATAATAAGTTTAATCTTATTGTTCAGATGCCATATTCAATTAAGACTCCTGCTAAAGAAAAGATAGCAGAAGACCGTATAGCTAAACTTGAAAAACAACTTAGCAGTTCACGTTATGGTATTGGCTATATAGATGCTACGGAACATGTCACTCAGCTCAATCGAGCATTAGACAATCACATTTTAGAGTCAATTGAATATTACCAGAAGATGGTATACGACCAATTAGGTTTAACACCTGAAATTCTGAATGGCACAGCCACAGAAGAACAGATGAATAATTACTATACTCGTACAGTCGAGCCTATTTTGGTTGCGATTTGTGAAGAGATTAAAAGAAAGTTCCTTTCAAAGACAGCTCGCTCTCAGAGGCAATCTATAGAATTCTATAGAGATCCATTCAAGCTCTTACCAGTTACTCAAATACCGGAAATCGCAGATAAAGTAACGCGAAATGAAATTATGACAAGTAACGAAGTAAGACAGGCAATTGGAATGAGGCCGAGCAAAGACCCAAGAGCCGATGAGCTCCGTAACAAGAACCTTTCAGAGGCTAAGGGTGAAGAACATGTTGACATAAACGGACGAGAGTTCGATGGTGGTCAGCAAGAAGAATCTACAAAGGAGGAAATTCAAAATGGCAAGTAAAGGCTGGAATGTCAGTGGCGTTGCTACAAAGTATGGAGTTAAATGCACTGACGGAAGAACAATTCTTAATGGAGCCTTTGATGACCAGGATGGTGTAAGAGTTCCTGTTAAGTGGGCTCACGATAAGTCTGACCCTACAAATGTTCTCGGATATGCAATCTTACATTCGTTTGATGGTGGAATGCGTGGCGACACATATTTCGATGAGAACAGTTCTAAGGCTCAGTATGTATCAGGCCTTATTAAGCATGGAACACCACTTACATATTCTATTCATGCTACTGATTTAGTTCAGCGTGGATCTGATGTTATCCATGGAATCATTAAAGAATTAAGCATCGTAACTGCAGGCGCTAATCCAGGTGCTGTAATCGATAGTTTAGCATTAGCTCATGCTGACGGTTACTACACAGAAGAAGAAGCTCTTATCTGCTTTAATGAAGAACTTGAGCATAACGCTGATTCAGAAGAGCTTACAACCACTCCTGAACCAGAAGTAGAGCCAGAGTTAGAGCACGCAGACAAGGAGGAAAAGCCTGTGGAAGATGAAAAGAAAGAAACTCCTGAAAAGGATGATAAGACAATTGAAGACGTACTTAATAGTATGACTGAAGAACAGCGAGATGTCACATTTGCATTAGTAGGCATGGCAGCTGATGAAAAAGAAGGAGGAAAAGAAATGGCACACACAAACATTTGGGAAGAGCAGCTTCAGAC